GGTTCGGGACTCAAGTATGCAGCGAGTACAATCATTTATCTCAGCAAAGCAAAGGAGAAGGATGGAACGGAAGTCGTCGGAAACATTATCAAGGCAAAGACTGTCAAATCGAGGTTGAGTAAAGAGAATAAAGAGGTAAAGATACGTTTATTTTATGATGAACGTGGTCTGGACAAATATTATGGTCTACTTGATCTTGCAGAGAAGTATGAGATAGTAAAGAAAGTAGGAAATAGATATGAAATCAAAGGTAAGAAGGTGTATGCTAAAGAAGTATATTCTAATCCAGAGAAATACTTTGATGATCAGATTATGCAAGCACTAGACGAGGTATCTAAGAAAGAGTTTAGTTATGGTGAGTGAAAGAGTACCTCTAACGATACTCAACAATCTAATTCATGATGAAGAATTCACAAGAAAAGTAATTCCATTTATAGAGAATGATTATTTTGAGGAGAGATCAGACAAAGTTGTCTTTGAAGAGATAGAAACATTTCTCAAAACATATGACAGTCTACCTACCAAAGAGGTGTTACAAATTGAGGTGGGTAAGAGAACAGATCTCACACAGGATGAGTTTCAATCAACAGAACAACTCATCAATGCATTAGGAGGGAATGAATATAAGAAAGAGTGGGTCTATGATACCACTGAAGCATGGTGTAAAGAGAGAGCGATATACAATGCTCTGATGGAGAGCATCAAGATTGCCGATGGACAAGATGAGAAGAAGAATAGGGATGCAATTCCTAGTATATTATCTGATGCACTAGCAGTTGGATTCGATCAACATGTTGGTCATGATTACATAGACGATGCGGAGGATCGTTATGCTTACTATCACAAAGTTGAAAACAAAACACCCTTTGACCTTGAATATTTCAACAAGATTACGTCAGGTGGACTATCTGATAAGACTCTCAATATCGCTCTCGCTGGTACTGGTGTTGGTAAGTCTCTATTCATGTGTCATGTTGCTAGTTCTTGTCTTACACAGGGTAAAAATGTCCTGTATATCACTCTTGAGATGGCAGAGGAGAAGATTGCAGAGAGGATAGATGCAAATTTATTGAACACTAATATCAAGGACATAGCAGAATTACCACAGACTACATTCCATAAGAAAATTGATAAACTCGCTGCGAAAACAACAGGTAAGTTGATTATCAAGGAGTATCCTACTGCATCAGCACACAGTGGTCACTTCAAAGCACTGTTGCAAGAGTTGAAGTTGAAAAAATCTTTTGCACCTGATATAATATTCATAGATTATCTAAACATATGCTCCTCTTCACGTTATAGGAGTGCAGTAAACGTCAATTCTTATTCATATGTCAAAGCAATCGCTGAAGAACTTAGAGGACTTGCTGTTGAAGCAGCATTACCAATCGTCTCGGCAACGCAAACTACAAGGTCTGGCTTTGCTAGTAGCGACCCTAATCTTACTGACACTTCAGAAAGCTTTGGTCTTCCAGCTACTGCTGATCTTATGTTCGCTCTGGTCAGCACCGAAGATATGGAAGAACTTAATCAAATAATGGTCAAACAACTCAAGAATAGGTACAATGATCCGACTATGAACAAGAGGTTTGTTGTAGGTATTGACCGTGCAAAGATGAGATTATATGACTGTGAACAGTCAGCACAAACAGACATCCTTGACGATGCTGAGACAGTAGAGTATAATAAATCAGATGAATCAAAAGCAAAATTCGATGACTTCAAATTTTAGTAACTATACACGCTTTGTCAATACTGTTACAAGCAACCCTTCAAAAGACTCCGACGCTTTTATATACCGTCTACAAGAACTTGGTAGTGATGTCGCTATTCAACGCCTTCTTACTGCTAGTGTTGGGATTAGTGCCGAGTCTGGTGAGTTTATGGAGATCGTTAAGAAAATGATATTCCAAGGCAAACCATGTAATGAGGACAACTTAGAGCATTTGAAGATAGAACTTGGTGATATCATGTGGTATGTGGCACAAGCATGCTTGGCATTAGAAGTAGACATGGATGATGTGCTCGACACCAATATAAAGAAACTTGAGAAGAGATATCCTGACGGACACTTTGCAGAATTTTATTCAGAGAATAGAAAAGCAAACGACAGATAAATATTTGCATGGAAGATTTAGTTGACTTATTGATTGAGATGTACACCATCTCACCAAAAAGAAAACAGTTGCAAAAACGTGAAATGGAAGATTTCATGAGGTTCTTTGCAGCGTTCACTGAATCAGATGATAAATATATGCATATCAAGACCACAGGTCTTATATACATAGACCAAAATCAAAAACAAATCTACAGAAAGATAAGTGAAAGCGTTCCTAACATTCATAACAGAAGCAAGGACTACCAAAGCATCGCAAGAAGCAAAGCGGATGGGATTGGTAGGAGACGGTCACGGAGACTGGTATGATCGTACTGGAAAACTAATAGCAAAAACAGTTTCTGGTGAACTAAAGTTATTTGGTAGTGGTGGCGGTGCTGATGACGAGGCAGGTGGTAGAGATAAAACAGGAATGATTGATAGGGGACGTGGAAGTTTTGCTAAAGATATAGTCAGCAATCTAAAACTACAACCACCTAAACCAGAGACAGGTGCAAGTGCATCTCAGGATAGGGGTGCCACACAGTCACAAATATCACAGGCAAAGGATAACGGACCTTTGACTATAGCATTTGATAAGTTTGACGATGAGGAAATATCAAACAATCTAATCAGTACAGTAGAAGAGTTATCAAAGAATAGATTCTTTTATATTTTCCCAAGCAGAGACTCAGACATAGATGAATTGAAGGAGAAGTATCCTCAGATCAGTGAGTCAATAGTAGATGACCAAGCAGCAGAGACAATATACGATGTCTTACAATCATTATACGAAAACGGATTCGATGCACTCAATATTGTAGTCAGAAAATCTAGAGCAGAGGCGATATCAAAATTAGCATACGAACAGAATGGTGAATTATACAACTTTGTTATGCTCAATGTCATACCTGCAGAGGAAAGAACAATAAGAGAACAATATATTGCAGGTGACATATTCAAGGTAGGTTCTCTTGTAGAATCTAAGGGTAGAGAAGGTAAAGTAATACGTAGAGGTGCAAATCATTTGATATGTTTAGATGAAGATCAGTCTATGTTTAGATGTTGGGTATCAGAAGCAAAAGAATCGCATTTTATGTTGCCTGTAGATTTTTGATAAATAATATACGATAAGATAAAAAGAGACATGAGTAATCCTTGGGCAAAATCTTTTGAAGATTTAAGATCTCCATATTTGCAAGAGAAAAAAGCAAAGAAGGACTATGATGGTGATGGTAAAGTAGAGAGTGGTGCAAAGGAGTACCGTGGTGTGGTTCATAATAAAATACAGAAGGCAAAAGGTGGTAAGGCAGATGGTCAGGACACCTCTAGTGTCAAAGAATCTAAATCTATGAAGTCTTTTCTGAATAAGAAAGCAAAAAAATTGGAAGGGGATAAGAAAAAACAATCTGCTCCATATAAAAATAACCCTGCATTTGGTGATCCAAGTCATCACTCAAACAAGAAGAACAGGATGGAGCATCATCAGAAGGACGCTGATGGTAATGTGCTTGAGCATGATGAAACTACACCGTCTTCAGTAGAAGAAGGTAAGAAAGGTCTCTGGGATAACATCCATGCTAAGAGGAAGAGAGGAGAGAAACCTGCAAAGAAAGGTGACAAAGACTATCCTAAGACATTAAATGTTGAAGGTAAGATGAAGCAAGCACGTAAGAATGTGGGTGCAGATACTTGTTGGGATGGTTACAAGGCAAAAGGAACTAAGATGAAGGGTGGTAAGTCAGTACCAAACTGTGTCAAAGTTGAAGGTAAGTCATATTCAATATCTATGAAGTCTTTTGGAGACATGATAAAGGAAGATTTAGAGGAGGCACTCAAAGGAAAAAAGTTAGATATTAAGGAGACTGGTGTCAAGAATAAAATTCAGATTAATCCTGAGGTCAAATCGGAGGAAGCGAAAGCACCTGTAAAAAAGTAGCAAAGAAGGCACAGGATGCTGGTGCTAGAGGTAGAAGACTACTAAAGAGAAGAGAGTATGCTGCTAAGATATCAGGTAGTGAGGATAGAGTACCTGATGATCTAAGAGATAGTGTCCAGTATGAGAATATACTTACAGATCTTATAAACAAAGCTAAAAATAAAATCCAGTCAAACGCTGATGCAAGAAAAAAATATAGAGAAACAAATCCTGGTGGTAATATAAATCAGAAGCAGCATTTTGATAAGATCCGTTCTCAGGGTGGAAATCCAACAGGATTGAAGTTAGATTCTTTTGAACCAGAAGGTAATGTGGTAGAGGCAAACTCTGATCAGATGAAGGCAATGAACGATGCCAAGATGAAGAAGATGGAAGATGATAAGGTGTCAGAGAAGAAGAATAAAAAAAATGTAAAGGAAGATGCTAAGATGGGTCGCATGAGTGATGGTGATCTAGAAAAAGGACATAAAAAGTTCAGCAGTATGGATCAAACATCCCCTTCTAACAAGTTTATGGTTAAGAGATTCTCTAGTGAGATAAAGAGAAGAAAAAAAAAAGTTAATGTAAAGGAAGACATGAAGGGCATGTCTCAGAAGTCAGGTGACAAGAGAAGCACTGAGAGTGGTGCAGGTATGACAGCAAAGGGTGTTGCTAAGTACAATAGACGTACTGGTGGTAAGTTGAAGACTGCGGTCACTACACCTCCATCAAAACTAAAGGCTGGATCTAAGGCAGCAGGTAGAAGAAAATCATTCTGTGCTCGTTCTAAGTCTTGGAACGGACCTCGTGGTAAAGCAGCACGTCGTCGTTGGAACTGTTCATATGAACCTGAGATGCCAATGATTGTAGATGAGGGTAAAAAACTCTTCAACTCAACACCTCTATCTGATAGAGTCGCTGCATGGTCTAAAAAAATACATGAGGGTGACACATACGTAAAGACAGATAGAAATAAGTTTGGTTTACCTAAAGACCTAAGGAGTGTAGAAAAAAAAGTAGAGAAGAAGACTACTGGTGTCAACTATGGTGTCATGGCACAGTCATACGTACCACAAGGTGACGTGATTCAAGAAAAATCATGTGGTGAGGGTGAATACTATTGTAATGATAGAAAGAAATGTATGCCTATACCAAAAGGTGCCAAGGTAGGTAAGAACGGGATGCTTGACGAAAATCCATTAGCAGTAGGTGCTGTGGCAGGTATAGGTGCAGGTGGTCTATACTTGATGAATAAATTGAGACAAGATGCCAACAAGAAAAAAGAAGGAACTTTAGGTGGCACCATACAAAATCGCACTGATACTATTAATAAAATGTTGCAACAAAATTCATTCAAACCTAGGGGTAAGGTGATTGAAGACTTTTATAGGAAGAAGTATGATGTGAAGGATGGTGGGTACAAGAAAACCACTAAGATGGATAAGTCAAACAAACGTGCTGGAGACAGTAAGAAACAACATAGAGAACTACATAAAGATCTTGCTAAAATAAAAAGGTAAGAAGTAATCATATATAATACGTTACGCACGTATTATTATGACAAAATTTCTACTACCTATTGCTATCAATATTATAGACAAAGCAGTAGACAAAATCCCAGAAGACCTAGAGGGTAAGATCAAAGAGTTCTTGATAGGACTACTTAAAAAGGCTGCTGCCAAGTCAGGCAACAAAGTAGATGACCAGCTAGTCGAAGCACTAGAGAAGGCACTACTTGAATAAATAAAACTATCGAATAAGGAAGAAAACTAATGGCACCACTATGGGGAGCTACTGACTCAGATGAGTCAAAGCCTAAGAATTTGACCACTGTTGAGAAGAGAGATGTTTTCGCAAACAATAGTGGTTGGGTAAGAACACCAGGTACTGTACTCACTGGAAATGACAATACAGGAGCAGATCCTGAGGTTCTAGTCGCCATTGGTGGACTAGCAACAAGTCTAGGACAGGCAACTATATCATCTGTAAGATTTAATACCACTGCGGTGGATGCATCAGCAGGTGGAACACTAGCTGTTGTCGTTGAATTTAATGAGCAGGTCACAGTAGCAACTGCTGCACCACTTATGGTTGTGACAAACAGTCAAGCAGGTGGTGGTTCACAAGCATCATTTACTCTCACTATGGATGGAACACTTCCAGTGACCAATGATACTCTTACATTCTCTGTCACATTGACTGGTGGTGATGGTAAGCAAGAGGAAGATGATGTATTGTCTATTGGGGCACAAACAATCAACACCAACGGTGGAACCGTTGTTGATACTATCGGAGCAGGTAACGCAGAGATGGCAATTAGTGCTGCTCAAGGAACTGCTGCTGGTACAATTACAGTTGTAGCATAATGTAAATGAAATTTGATGAATTGAACGAGGAGAATCATCTCCTCTTTGCTATTAAACACTATGAAAACCCTCGTGCTGCCACCATGGAAGACTTCGAGGAGGATCTAAAAAGATTCAAGTATATAAAGAGACTGTTGAAGAAATATGTGGTTCAAGGTGAGTTGAAACATCATCTCATCCTGAACCATCTTATTATATGCTTCAATGTATTCAATGAAGGCACTATACCACTACTATTTTTCAAGATAGAGAAGGAATATTGGTCTGTATTGAAGACTTTTTTGGTCTTTTTGAACCGTATCCCAGACTATCCTAAGTCTGGTCTTGATGATATACCTATAGACAAGGAAGCAAACGTAATTCTAAACTCAATCTGATGAAAAGCTGGAGTCATATGCGAGAAGAGATGATGTCTACCGATCCTGGTAATACAGGGAAGGCAGGTTTCTCATCGAAAGCAGATGATGAAGGTCCTGTGGCAGGTTATGACAAGGTGATGAAAAAACTTGTTAGAAGAAAGAAAAAGGAACGTGGATCCAAATAACACTGCTAACACCGCTATACTTGAGAGACTAGAGAGAATTGTAGAGTCTCTGCAAGAAAATTCCAACAAGATGGGACAGTTACTTGCTGTCCATGATGAGAAATTAACTAAACAAGACCGTATTGATGCAGTATTATTTGAGAAGATTGAACAGGTAGATATAAAATTAGATCGACATGCAGAAACAATTAAGAAAGGATGTGAGAGAGATATAAGACTTGTAGATGATCGTCTAAGATTGATGGAGAAGAAGATGTGGTCAATATTTGGTGGTCTCGCTATAAT